AAAGCCATCATAACCCATTCTTCAAAATTGAATTACTGCTGGATTATGCAGCCATTCAATTAACGATTTCATAAATAACAAACCCAGTAAGGAGCAGGACACCCCCTACACCGATGGAGAGTAAAATGGTCCTCCATCGTTTCTCTTCCTCGTTGGTTATCTGGAACATACTGACAGACCGATTGATGCGTTGGGGTTGCACCTCTAAAGGTTCTCTACATTCAATGTCATTGACGGGTTCTTTAATAGTATCCATTTGTATAGTATTAAAATATATTTTATTCTGCGAAATAATAAACTGGCTGGGGTTTTGATGGTTTGACCTCAGGTACAGTAACTTTGAAACCGGTCCGTGCATTCTGCTGGGTTTTGGTCTCCCTTGATTTTGGCTTTGGAGGCGGAGCCTCCGGCTCCTCCTCGGATTCGGACTCCTCATAAATGATGGTCTTCTTCTTTGGCTTCTTCCTCTTCTTTACAATAACCACCTCTTCCTCCTCGGATTCGCTCTCCTCCTTATAGATGACTTTAGGTTCCTTTGCGGGTTTGCTTACGGGTTTGACTGGAGGTGGTGCCGGAGGCGGCACAGCTTTCACTTTTTTCTTAACTGGCTCGGGTTCCGCTTCGCTTTGTTCCGACTCTTCGCTTTCGCTAACAACCTTTGGCGGAGCCGAACTATTCAGATGTTCGACGACTGCTTTCTTAATGGCTTTCTGAGTGGTCTTCATTTTTTCATCACGGGCTAAAAGCATTTTCTTAGTGGCCTCCTGTTGTGCATCGGAGCGTGGTTTTTTCTGCTTTGGTTTGGTAAGGACTGCATCGTCATTTAGGGATTCCATAAGCGAAGCGGAAGACATTATATAATAGGAAAACATAAAAAATGTCTAAAGCTTAATTAAATCTCTCATACTATAATATAATGCCCCTCGAAATCCACGAAGTAGCCAATGATAAAATGCCGGAAACAAAGCCCATAAAAGAAACCATGGATATATACGTCCCCGATATTGTAGAGGGGATTGCCCGACGGAACGGAGGGATAATCCTCTACATAGGTTCTGGAGGTAGTGGAAAGACCAGCCACCTCTTAACCCAAATGAAGACGGTCTATAAAAAAAAGTTCCACCACATCTGGTATTTCTGCCCATCGTCGTCCTTCCTAAGTGTAGAGAAACACCCCTTTGAAAAGCACGATAAGGTGCATCACGAATTGACAACGGAAGCATTAGATGATATCCGAGAGGAACTGACCCGCATTAAAGAGGAGCGGGAAGAAGATGATATGCCAGAATACTCGCTGGTCATTATCGACGATTTCGCAAACAATTTGAAAGATAAACATCTGCTCGCCAAACTGAATTCAATGCTAATCAAAGCGAGGCATTTGAATTGTTGTTTCCTTTTTACCGTGCAGAGTTATTTGTATTACCCAAAGATCTTGAGGAAACAGCTGACGTGGGTAAGCATCTTTAGTGGTGTGAGAAACAAAGAGGAATGGAATACGATTACAAAGGAACTCTTAAAAATGTCGGAACAGGACGCTAAAACCCTCTATGATTATGTATTTGATAAACCGTATCAACATATGGATTTAGACTTATTTGAGGAGAAGTTTTATAAGAATGGAAACCACCTGGAGATTACAGAAAATTAAACCTCCCCATATTATAAATGGAGCATATCGAGTCAATTCAAATATATTTAAATTCCAGATACGCCAATGAGACCGTAGGTGATAACACCGCTAATTGCATTTACTATTTACCAGTCATAGAAATCCCAGATGGCCATCACATCTACTTATCCCTACAGAACGCCAATATCCCCTACTCGTTCTACAGCATCAGTAGTATTGACAACACCTTCAGCTGGGGGCTTGTAGGAGACCCCCCAAGTGTATATTATGTAGCCCCCGGAAATTACAATATAACACAGTTTATAGATGTTATCAAAAATGCAATGGGTGCATCTTATACAATAACTTACAGCTCGATAACCAGTAAAATTCTTATCACTCATTCTTCAAGCAACTTTATAATATATGCGGCGACAATAAACCATGTACTGGGATTCTCTAAAACGACCAATACTGAAAGTCAGGCCAATTTACTATACGGGAGAGACTGCGTAAATCTCAATCAAATCCGCGCCATCAATGTAGAGATAAATTTCCCTACATACAATGTAAATGTAGCGGCACCTTATGAGAACAGTATTCTAGCAACAATCCCGGTGTATGTGGCCCCCTTTAGCGTAATCACATACCAGAACGCCAATAACTTTAGAACAAATTTGTATGTGAATAAATTGGACCAGATACAGATACGGTTGTTATCAAATGATGGGAACCTGATAGACCTGAATGGGATAAATTACCAGATGACTTTGCAATTAGATTGTGTGAAATTTACATAAGGTGGAACACCTTTTAAATGTTTGTATATGATATAATGATTGGCTATAAACAACCTTTAGGAAAAGCGATGATGGGACACAAGATGCCCTTAGGAAAAATGAGACTTGGTTCAAAGATTCCTCTATTAGCAAGACCGGCGGCCAGACAAGTTGCCGAAGCTTTGCAAAAGAAAATATCGGCGGGGCTTGAAAGAAATGTCCTGAAGCGATAAACGCAAAACATTTAGACAATTTAAATGCTTTGTTTCAAAAAAATATCTGGGAACATTATATAAAATGATACCTGCAAACCTCAAATATCAGTCCAAGGTTGAGTCCGCCCCTGCCCGTAGATTTCTCACGCAGATCCAGCCCCAAGGTTCCACCAGCTTTGGTGTGGGCGAGACCATCACCATCAATATCCCCACCAGAGCCAACACTGCCCTCATCCCCTCCGAGTCTTACTTGAAAGGTGTTCTCAATCTTTCGTGTTCGACTGCCAACGCCACTGCTGCTACTTTCGAGTCAGCGGGTGTGCATGGGATTATACAGAGAATACGTGTATTCCATGGGTCAAATCTCCTTAACCTTCAGGGAGTAAATGTTTATTAAAAAGATAAGCAAGTCCTATTTATTTAGGGCAACACATCCAAATTGCGGGAAACCCCTCAAGGTATGAAATACTAAACCATATAAGAAATTATGTGGTGGCGAATGCTAACAACATTCGGTAGAGTAAAAAGTTTCATATTATAGGGCAATCCGCAGCCAGTCTTCTAAGTCCGTTATGATAGGATATGAAGGCGGTTCAACGACTAAATGCCTGTGGGCGTCAAATGATGGTCTAATCAACCTGATGATGCTTAAGATATAGTCTACTCCGATCCGAGAGGGTGCATACCCCATTTAAAAAGGTATGACGCTTAATAAGAGGAAATGCTTATTAGTTATAGCGTGGTATTATCTGTGAAGATATTGACAACTACTCACAAATGGCCAAGATCTTGTATGATTTTCAGGCTTCCGACGATACGGTTAAGGGACGCTTTGCCGTCACCAGTGCAACCAATCCTCAATACAATGTCACCTCAGGAACCATCGTCCGAGGTGTAAATCGTGGTGCCACGACTGCTGTTACAACCGCCGCCACCGCTGTTCCCTTTGCTATCAATTTGATTTCGCTCTGTGGTGCTTTGGCCGGTGATAAATATTTGCCGTTGTGGCAGATGACTGCCGCCCCTCTCCGTGTAGAAATCGTTTTGAAATCATCAGTTGTAACCTCTCTGATGTCCCTTGCTGGAAGTGCCACTGCCCAGCTATTTACCGTCACAGGCGTAAATTACTGCGGAGAGTTCTTGGAACTCCCCGATTCCGCCATCTCTGCCATCAATGCTGGTTCTTCCTCACCAATGCAGATGGTCTTGCCTTCTTACAGATCTTTCACCAACTCGGCTGCTATCACCACTGCAGGAACTTCCGTCAGTTTCCCAATCCCCGCAAAATACTCGTCCCTCAAGAACATCTTCGTTGCCACAAGAACCAGCGTTGGTGCTGATGGATTATACCCCAACTCTCACTGCAAGTATGGTCTTACCAGTTATTCCTTCCGTGTAGGTGCGGAAGTGCTTCCCTCGACTCAACCTGCCTCGGTCCCCGAGTTCTATTCTGAGGCCATTAAATGCTTTGGCTCCCTTGCGGATTTGGCTTTCCAGCCCTCAATCGATTTGGTTTCTTACTCATTAGATGTCCCCAACACCATTGCCAGTGCTGGTGATGCAAGTTTGCTCGATTCCGGTTCCTTCGTTGTAGGAATAGATATGGAGGTGTATTCCAATGCCGATAAGAGTTCCATTTTCAGTGGCACGAACACGAACAACTCCGACATCTTCTACAATGCGAATTTCACACCCGCTGGAAACGTTACCATTCTCCAGACTGCCTTCGCTGCATACGACCAAGTTTTGGTCTATGAGAACGGCGTTTGCTACGCGAGGTATTAAATCGTAATATCATAATAAATTCTCTGTTTATTATAATAAGTATGCAAACCGAAGTAGCGAAATTATGGCTGAATACAGCAAATCTAGGAACCACAATATCACAAATTGGAATCCGAAACTCCACCAATACCGAATACACATTTTTTGTAGATTTGCGAATGGTTTTAGGCGAAACGATGTTTCAAAAATATGAGGCGTTCAAAGTATATTTTGGATTTGTAAATCCTGGAACAGGAAGCACAGGTATAGACACTATGTTTGTAAATGGATTAAATCTAATCCCAGCGTCGTATCAGGGCAAACCAGCAGGATTTAATACGGCAGTAGATATTTTCAGTCAAACAGTCTCCCAAAATGACTCCATAAATCTTGGAGGAAAAAATGCTAATATACAAGAGTTTGTAATGATAAAACCAGATAACGCAAAAGTAGAACTCAATATATCATTTGTTCGTGATGATGCCACAATTCCAACTTTGTCACAGGCAGTTTTTTTCTTAACATTTGTGCCATTCCAAAAAGATAAGATTTATAAAAACCCGTTTAACTATTTGTATCAAAATGAATTAGCAAACTTCACATTGACAACGCAAATCTTGTCGGCAGGTGCTACAAATGAATTTGGAACAATGAACTCAACATTTACCACTTTTAATTTTACGAATGTAAATATGCGACGCATTATTGGGACAATGTGGGACAAATATGATAAGTTCAATTTGGTTTGTGCAAATGTTGGAATAGGACAAACGGCAACATCATTGAACGGAACCCAGCGTTTTCTGTTTTTTCAAATACAGGGACTCCAATTTATTAATTGTTTAAGCACAACTACATCATCGTCATTTTCGCAAAGTGTAGCATATACACCAATATTCAGGTATGCTACAGTATCAACAGCAGATAGCGATAGTTTAGCGGTGCCTGAGAGTTTAATCAGCTTTAGAAAACCTGAATCGGAGAATGTAGATTTAGCGTTTCAACTCTTTACTGTAAATGGTGGAGGAGTGGCATACAATCCACAAATGAATCAATTCAGTTTGACATTTGCCGTTGTGGGAATCAAAGAATAAAATATAGTGATAATATAAATGCTTAGTGAAAGTGGTTCATTGATATTATCAACAAGTTCAACAACAAGTCCATGCACGATTAATGCTTCACGGTCAGACTTCACCTTCTCAAATATTAATATGCGAAATGTGCTTGGTGCTGCGTGGGACAAATATGATATGTTTTCTATGAAAGTTGCGACGGCATCAACAGCGGGAACAATTACAACAACAAACTCAGCATACGGAGTTGTTTGCTACAATATGTCGGGACTTACTTGGGAAAATCTCCATTATGATACGGCGTATATGAGTCAAAAATATGTGGCGATTGCGGTTTTCAATATGCAATCAACTGCCACACAAAATCAATATATTGTAAATACAGGGCAAAGTTATAATTTCCGCAAATCTTCAGATATAGTGGATTTGAATTTTACAATTACAAGCGTAGAGGAAACAAGTGGTCCCAGCAACTTTGGAACTGTCCCAGCAGGTAATGTTTATAATAATGTAGCATTTCATTTGGTATTTGAACCAGTAATATCAGGTGAAATGAATGAGTGTGCATTTTTTGGATTCAATATGAGTTCATTAATATCATCGCAAGTGGGTCGCACAGTAAGTTCAGACCGCAAAGAGTATAATTATTCTGCGTTTGATATGAGACGCTTGTGCCGTAATTTCTGGGATAAACACGAGGATTTTGAAAT